TAGGAATAAGGATGTAACAATCGTTGACCTCGGGCATTATTCTTGGAATTTATTTTTTTTCTTTGTATTATATATAATGTTTGACTTAGCAGGAGGAGGAAGACGTACCCGTCGCCGACGCAGTAGAGTTCGAAGTAGGCATGCTCGTAAACCGTGTAAAAGCCGTCGCCGGCGTAGCCGAACTGGCCGCCGCCGCCGTCGCCGTTAAATTTAATATAAAAATTGATTTAGGATAATTTAAGTTATATAACTTAAATTATGCCAATGCAACCACTTCAAGTGTCATATGATGCGGCGATTAGCCACACGAATGAAATATTAGGACTTTGTCAAAATATTTTATTTACAAATGGTCCCTTTTTAAAAGAGGGAGTATATCAAGATTTATTGTGTCATGAACTGAGTCTTTTAGGAATAGTTAATTCCAGAGAATATGTCTTTCCATATCAATTGACTGATTCTCACGGGGGACGCGCTATGATTGGTAATAGTCAGTCTCTTCGTTCCGATATTGAATTACTTAAACTAGGGGCTATTTTAGAATTAAAATCCACGACTCATTCCATAAAGGATGAGTATATATGGCAGCTTCGTAACTATTTAGAACAGAGACCAGAATGCGTCTGGGGGATAGTGATTAATTTCATTAGCAAGTTTGGAGTCTCGGGTGGTCCGAGAGTAGAAGCCAATTTATTGTATAAAAGTAGAGATGTCCTTATGGTAACCGGTGCGGGAAATAAACACTTGACAATTCGCAAATATAAAATATATAAGGCGGTGAGTGATCCGTATCCGTTGTGTGGGGATATTATTGTGGAGGAGAAATTAGAACTCGCCGCTGCTCCAGAAGTGGAGGAAGTTCATGGTGGGACCAACAAAGGGGATAATATCGAGTAGGTATTGTAGTATAGCATAAAACAACTGAGGAATCGACAGGAAGAAGTCCCCCCACCAAAAGGGGTCAAAAGGCCAAAACCATTTAAATGGAGGGAAGGTATAATCGAATAGTTTGATACCAATTGTATATCTAAATAGTACGTCTCCTACAATGCCCAATGGTGATACTAAACTTATACCGAACCAGACGATAAACAATACCGTTATAATAAAAAACCCGAATGGAGTGGACCCTTTGCAGTTATTGCAATTATTGGCCATATATAAGTGTTATATTTTTTATTAGATATTATATCGTAGTTGTGCGTTGGTTGCTTTTTTAAAAATGCTATCGTTTTCATTAATTTGCATTAGGGGTTTGGTCGACATTGCTAGTAGATTTTGTTTTACCATTCTCCATTCTTCTGGAGAATATAAACTTAGTAGTAATCGCAAATCGGTCTCTCTACCTGCTCGCTTAATATTCACTGGATCTTTTTTAAAAATATTTATTTTTTTTGTTAAATTTGCCCATATACCGCCTCCTCGTTTTAGTGTTTTCTTGTATTTACGTTTAGTCCGGTTCTTGTATTTATGTTTAGTTGGTTTCTTGTATTTACGTTTATTCTTTAGAGTAGCGTAAGGCATTATATATGATTATCTATATTTTAATAATTTGCCTTTCCTAAAAAATTGAATACTATAGATATACAACTGGGTTGTTAAACGATATGGATAGCTGTATGGATAGCCGAACCATTTATTTGCTGGATGGACTAGAAGTTATTATTAGTACTGCAATGAGAGAAGAGTATATTGAGTTATCTTTTGATTGGAATAGACCTACTGAGTTGTTACCATTTGAGGAGGATATACGAGATATAGTGGATGGTTGCATCGTATATAAAAATCCATTAACTATAAAACTAGTAAAATATCTCATGTGTACGGCTAACCATAAACGCCATATTCTCTCTAAATTAAATAAATTTATTGACATGTCCGATGCTGAATTAGAACCTTTTACCGGCTATACTCCTACCGATGATTATAGATGCTCCTTACGAGCTGGCATTCTATTATTTAAGAAAGACCAACATATCGCGTTGATTGAATTATTATCTATCTTGTGGTATTAGGGTCAAAAAATTGAATACTATTTTATAAAGTAAGGAGGTTGTATATAGACAATGGCCATGCAGTTGTTTCCGTTGCCTGAAGAGCTTATGCTAGTAATATTTAGTTACGATGCGACATATCGCCCCCAGTATGGTTTGGTGATGAAAGAGTTAGAACTAACGTATAATATGGGTTTATGGTGGTTATCTACCGTGCAGATGGTAGAGATGGGGGTGGACGATTTGTCTCCGATTGAGGTCTCTGAGGAGGAGTGGGATTCGTTAGAGGATGACCTCTCATATGAATTGAGCGAGGCTGAAATGGAGGCATATGAGGATGAGATGGAGGTGGATGTGTACTCTGACGAACTTGGACACGTGTGGGATATAGGGGTAGTACATTTTACGGATTATGATGCAGAGGAGGATATTTGTATGCAGGCGTTAAATCATGTAATGGTGATGGATGAAATAAAGGATACTGGGTCGCGTCAGACCGTAATGTATAATGTACCGGTGTAATATTTTAATAATTAAACGATTTAAACTATTATTGGTAAGAATGAATGAATATAATGATGCGTAGAGAGTATGATATGGCGTATAATGTTTTGAGAGATTCTGAGATTGGTAAAGAGAGGGGGTTGTTTATGGATGACTCGTTTTTTTATTGTCCCTTTGCACAACGGACTATAGTTTTATTTAGTGATGCGGATAGACCGATAGATCTAACGATGATGGTGGGTTCATTAAGGGAAGAGGACCATCAGTTTTTGCTAAAGGTGAATATGCCTTCTATATTAGCGAAGGCGTATAGGGTGTTGGGTTCTAGTAAGAGGGAATTTAAGTATAAGGGGTTTACTTTTTACTCTTTGGGTGGTATAAAACGGTCGTGCGAGACATATGAAGGGGATGGTCAACATACATTTTGCGATATAGGGATGCAATATTATGGGATGGGGCACATCAAGGTAATAACTTTATGTAGAGAGAATGGACTATTATTTATAAGAATAGATGGTGGCACTAGTGGGATGGAGAGGGAGTTAAATTATAATAAATTTATCAAATTAGATAAGATGGAGGAAAATGTATTTAGTATGGAGGAGTTTATCAAGGCGGGGGAGGGAGAGAATTTTGTGTATTTGGGGTAGGGAGGTGTAATCAATTATACCATAGTTCCTAAGGATTCATAAATACGAATTGGTGTAGTACAAATCGGACATTGTTGTTTCTTCATATTATTTAAACAATCCTTACATAAACAGGCGTGGTTGCATGGTCGTAATACTCCAGTTATGACATTTTCTAAGCAAATACAGCATATATTGTCTTCTACTGAATATATAATTGGGTTATTATTATAATAACTTATATATTCACTGATTCTTTTCTGTAATAAATAGCTTGTTCTCTTTGTTTCCACAAATATTTTATATTTATCTAACCTATTCATACCATTGTACCCTTGTAAAATACATGATGCTCCTTCTGATGAAATAGTTAGGTTGTTATCTATTAATAGATATTTAATAATATATTTATTAATGGATTTATATATCATAAAATATTTCCCAATCATTTTAAAAACAAAGCGTTCAGAGTCATGATTAAAAAGGAATCCATCTCTCAATATTTCGTATGTAAAATGAATATTAGATGAATATTCCTGCATATGTATAAAATTGACATATACTCTTATATCAATTTTATAGTTTTCAGGGTCCATGTAACTTTAGGAGGTATTGGATTAAGGTCCGCCGTATTTATATTAAGCCAGCGACCGTTGTTTTTTTTGTAGGAGACATTTATCTTATTTTACGTACTATAGAATCTACCTGCTTGTTGTTTTGACTTCTTGTGGAACTTAGGGTGCTTCTGGTGGTTTTAGGCATATAATATATATAATGCCTATAGCAAAATATATAATGGGAAAGATTAATGTCCTATAATATTTTTATTTATTTTATGTGGCATGCCATGTCCGAATAAAACCATGTATATTAATGCAACTCCGCCAATTAATATACTGCGATCCATTGCTACTGCGGATCGTTGTTTTAGCGCATAAACCATGATTAAATACAAGATTGCTCCAATTGCGACGGAATGAATGAGGTGGTTGATACTGCTTTCCATTTTATAGTATATGAATATATTATAATTTGTTGAGATATTCTTATAATTGGTTGAGAGATTACTACAAAAATTGAAAGATAGTGTATTGATACGATTATTTTAAATGTCTACTTTTAACTTTAAGCACGAAATTAGTGGCGATGGTACCAATTGCTATATGGTATTTAGTGGTAGACTAAAGCAACATTCTTTTACATCTGTAAAAGAAATTACAGACAAACTAGCAGATGAAATAGACTCTCAACAAATTAATTTAACGCTCAAAAGCAGTACAGGTTTGGCTATTATTAGTAGTATGGACTATGCCATCACCTTTACTCTAGGAGTTACGGATTATAGTGGCTATATAAAACGGTTAAGAGATTGTTGTTTCCATCAAACGTTTGAATACAATGGTAAGACCTATATTACTATTATTAAGAATCATTTACTAAATGAACTGATACATTTAGCCCGAACCTCTTACCAAAATGAAAAACAAACCCCACCTGATAATATCTATATTAGAGTGGATAGTAGCAATCTTAATAATAATCTCGTCACCAATACACCCCCTACCCAAGAAATTGCAAAGTATATATCCGTAAATCATATTAGTACGACTCCGGTAGATTCTCAGGTTAGTCTAATAGCTACCTTACCCATTAAAAACCCATTACATGAGCAACAAATTAAAAAAATAACAAATATAGTTGCTGATACGGAGGGGGTTGATGTGAAATTTATAAAGGGTAAACCTGTTTTTACTAAACCGGTTGTGAAAAAGGAATCCCTATTCTAAAGCCGAAATATATAGTTGGACCCAACGGTTGCAAATGGATCCAAGCCAGCGTCCGTCCTATCATGTAGACCAAGCAATCTAGCCGTTGACCCCTATGCAGCCTATAAAGCCCTACCATCCAATCTACCCCTCGGTAAAACAGAAATCGGTATTAAAAAGGAAATCGGTATAAATCCTTTTAACCACACGCGTCATCCTATATAATATTATAATTATATATAATGTCTAAACCTCGAGATCTCATTTTATATAATAAAATTAAAAAAAAAGTGTATAAATCCATTCCCAAGCACAGCGCGTATAGAAGTGGTATCATTGTCAAAAAATACAAACAATCGTTTAAAAAGAAATACGGTAAGAACAATTCCTATATTGGTAAGCGCACCAAAAAAAAAGGGTTAACGAGATGGTTTGCCGAAAAATGGGTAAATTCAAGAGGTAAGGTCGGCTATCAATATAAGAATGATGTGTATAGGCCATCCCGAAGAATCAATAAGCATACGCCTATTACGTACAAAGAATTAACCAAGCGACAAATTAAACGATCACGGAAAGAAAAATATAAAACGGGGCGCGTTAGAAGATTTAAGGTCTCCGCTAAGCGGAGGTAAATAGCCCTTTGTCTTTTCCTTTTCAAAAAATTGAAATGCTTTTGACCAAGTAAAGGACTTTTACCCGTAGGTTACACCAAAGCATAATCGATATAACCTACACAGAAAGCACACAGAAAGCACACAGAAAGCACACAGAAAGCAACATGAGTTCCGTATCCAAAAACGCAATGAAGTACGCTGAGCAGTTTACCAGGTTGAAGATTGGAGGAAGTAAAGACATGCGCGATAGTGTGTGGAAGAACATCCAGTTAGTGAACGAGGCACTTGCGTCGGGTAAGGCGGTATTTGCGAGATTGACGAACAACGGCTGGCAGCATAAGGTATCGGGTAGGCAGAATAGGACGGTGCATGAGCGCGGTCAGCAGACTTCTTTGGCGGTTCCGAAAGGCAGAGGAGATGTATTGCACCACACCTGGCTAGACATTCTTCAGTTCCTTAGGAAGTTCAAGGGAAGTTTGAAATTAGTAGGGTGCCCCGAATACCAGCAAGCGGCGATGCTCGTGATTCTCTACAGAAAGTGGCTCGCCGAAGAAGATAGTAAGCGTTTGCTGGTGGGAACGGAAGATGTTCCTGTAGTAGTAGAAAAGGAGGTAGAGTCGGACGCTGATAGAGCTGCCCGCGAGGCATTAGAAGAGGAAGCGTTTGAGCAGCAAACTGGTGAGACCGATGCGGAACCCAAAATGGTGATAGAAATAGATCTCTCTGACGACGAAGAGTGGGGTTAAAAAGAAAAACAAATAAAAAGGCAAAAAAAAGAAAAACAAATAAAAAGGGTTTTTTCTTTTTATGTAATGGGCTTCTCTCTGGTTAGATAAATATATAGTTCAGCAAGTATTATCGGGAGCATATAAACGACGGCATTAATATTCAAGAAGCAGCCAATAAAAAATAGAAGTAGGGCGATATTATTCCTGGTCCAGTTCCATTCAAGGTGTTTATGTATATAGTATGCTCTCAAAAAGAAAAATATTCCAACTAGGATGGAGGCGTCTCTCCCAAAGGCACAAATATGGTGAGTGGGTTTATCGGAGTTATGTATATTATGGGTTAAGTATTGTTTCATCTGTCCGGTAAATAGTCCGGATATTAGCCCTCGCTCGTACATGGCAAAGGATTGCGTTGTTTTAAAGTACCTTAAAATATATATTACGTAAATACCTTCTATAATAGATAGAATATCAATCATATATATTGGTTAGAATTATATTACTTAGAACTTACTAATAGGGCTTTTATAGATTTCATGGTTGCAAGGTCTGAGTCGTAGGTAGAATCTATCTCAAGGTCTTCTCTCTCGACTCGTTCATATTTACCAAGCTTCTCCAATAGTAAATCTTTAATTTCATCAAATTCTTTGGCGATGCATCGTAGTTTTGATTTCTTGTCTTCTACCTCTCTCCGTTGGAGTAATATATCAATAACCCCTTGTTGTTTATCCTTTACTGATTTGTATGTATTCCGGTCGCTCGCGGATAAGATAGTTATACGGGAGGCTTGTGATTGTATCCATTCATCTGTAAACCTTCCTCTGTTGGTTGTATTTGTTCGTGCCATGTTTCTTTATACTATAACGTCATAAATTTATATCAATTTTAAGAGAAAAAAGTTTTCCTTTTTATTTGTTTTTGTGTTTTTTTGTCCTTTTTATTTGTTTTTGTCCTTTTTATTTGTTTTTGTGTTTTAGTCGCTATCCCACCGATCGTGGAACACCATTTCCTCCTCCTCCTCGTCAGAAGAGGACTCTCCCCAATTGGTAGCAACTGGTTCGGTTGTCTTGTTGTCGTGAGGTCGCTTCTTCAGAACGGTTGCTTTCGTGGGGGGTTTCACTCTAAATCCGGCCCAGGTGTTGGCAGAGGTATTGATCTGTTGGGCGGTCTTTTGAGAAGGCAAAGTCGGTGTGGGAACTGTCTTCTCGGGTTTGTGGTCGCGGTCGCTGTCGCTGTCGCTGTCGCTGTCGCTGTCTAGCATAGCAAATGCGTTTTGTGCGATGCTAGTCCCAGTAGGTTTGGTAACCGGTGGATTGCGCCGAGCAGGAGGGTTGCGATGCTCGTTGCGTTGTCGGTTACGCTCGGCCATCCAGTTTCCACCCGATCTAGCTTGGTAGGAAGTTTTGCGGGTGCGTTCATAGCGGGCGCGTTGCTCTCTGCGGGATTGTCTCTGCAGAAAGGCGGCCCTCTCTGTGCGATTGTGTCGGTCTTCTTCTTCACGCGCCAACTGTTTCTCCACGACGGACAGTTGTCTTTTGCTGTGTTGGGTACGGAAACTCATTGCTGTGTGCTGTGTGCTGTGTGCTGTGTGCTGTGTGCTGTGTGCTGTGTGCTGTGTGCTGTGTGCTGTATTTGTTAATTTGA